ACTTTATTTAAATAAAGCTTTAATTCCAGAGAGGTATTTAGAAGATGTGAAGCTTAGACCTTCAGCTGAAGATCAAGAGGCTTTTGAAGATTTAAACAATTTTAAGCAAAACATTGTTACGAATGTTAAGGAAGGTAGAAATTTACTAATCTTTTCTAACTTTGTAGGTAATGGAAAGACTTCTTGGGCCACTAAAATTTTAAAGTACTACATAAGTAGAGTAGGTCAATCTTATTTTGAAACCCAACCTGCTCTTTTCGTTAATGTTACCAACTTGTTAAATGAGAAGCGTTTAGCAATATCAAATTCTCAGCTTCTTATTCAATTAAATAAGTTGGAGGAATTAATTTTAAAAGTGCCTCTTGTAGTGTTTGATGATTTAGGGGTTAAGGATCTATCAGCTTATGATTTAAATAATCTATACTATTGGATTGATTATCGTACTGCTAATAAAAAAAGTTGTATATATACTTCCAATATAGAGCCAGCTCAATTAGCCACTATGTTAGATCCAAGATTATATGATCGTATTGTAAACTATTCAAAACATATTCAGATAAAAGGAGGGAGTAATCGAGCATGTTAAAATTAGTATGTGCAAAATCAGATTTTAAAGATTTAGAGATGCAGCTATTTGAAATGGAACTAAGACCCTCTGAGGAGATGATTCCATTTGCTGAGATTGAGATAAAGGAAACTGGAGAAAAATATCAATACCAATTAGTTAAGCAGGGAGATAAATATCTTGTAGCTACTTTATAAATTTTATAGTATAATAAAGGCAGTGGAGGTAAACATTATGTCAAAATATGTAGATTCAATTACTAATCTTATTTTTGAAGGAGAAGAGATTACTAGCGCTCAAAAAGCTATTAAAGCAAAATGTCTGGACTGCTGTGCTTACTCAAGAGATGAAGTAAAGCTGTGCACTAGTAATAGTTGTCCTTTATGGCCTTTTAGATTAGGTAAAAATCCTTATAAGAAAAAGAGAGAATTTACGGAGGAACAGCTGGAAGCCAGAAGAGCTCGTATGCATAAGTTGCATGAAGCTAAGCAAGCTAAAAGAAGTTAATGTATATAGAGATACAGAGGTAAGTAAATGATACAACTTCAAGTATTAAATAAGGTATTGCAGGAAAAAGATTCTTCATTTTTAACGTTGAATAACTTAGGTGAAGAATATTTTTCTGAGTACCCTAATGAATATCAATATATCAAAGAGCATTTAGATAACTATGGGAATGTTCCAGACCTTGAAACTTTTCTAAGTAATTTTCCTCATTTTGAGGTTATCCAAAAAGTTGGAGAGAGCGATAGTTATCTTCTTACAGAACTTCAAAGAGATCGAAATGCTCGACACCTGGCAAAATCTTTTAATAAGGTGCGTGAGCTTATCATGAGTGATAAGACAGATGAAGCAATAGAGGTGTATAAGAGAGCTTATGAAGGATTGAGTCAAGGTGCAAACATAAGCAGCGTTGATATTACAAAAGATCTTTCTCGTTATGATGATTATGTAGAACGAACTCGTAATTTTGAGAAGTACTATATTTCAACTGGATTACCAGAGTTAGATGATATTGTAGGTGGATGGGATAGGCAAGAAGAGTTAGCTACTATAGTCGCTCGTACCAATGTTGGTAAGTCTTGGTTGCTTGACTTTTTTGCAAAGGCAGCTTTTGAACAAGGACTTAATGTAGGTTTGTATTCAGGAGAGATGTCTCCTCGCAAGGTAGGATATCGTTTTGATACTTTATTGGGGCATATTCCTAATGGAAGTTTGGTTCATGGTAATGAAGGTATTCAGAATGAGTATAAGAGATATATAGATGGGTTAAGTACTAAGTACAAAGGTACCTTAAAAGTGCTGCACCCAACAATGATAAACGGACCTGCTGGAGTATCTGCATTGAGAGCTTTTATTGAAAAAGAAAACTTGGATATTCTATTTGTTGATCAGCACTCTTTATTAGAGGATGATCGTAAAGCAAAAAACCCAGTAGAAAGAGCTGCAAACATCTCACGTGATCTTAAAAATCTTCAAGTAATGAAAGGAATTCCTATTATAAGTGTGTCGCAGCAGAATAGGAGCTCTACAGAAAATGGGATTGGCACAGAACATATTGCTCAGTCAGATAGAATATCTCAAGACAGTACGATGATTCTGGCTTTAGAAAAGAAGGATGATAATATTTTAAAGATTCATCTAATTAAATCTAGAGATAGTGTGAACGGTAAAATATTAAAGTATCTAGTTGATTTCAACAAAGGGATGTTTACATATCTTCCAGATGGGGAGGAAGCAGAGCCTGCAGAGGCACCTCCTCTATTGGAGCCTGCTGAAGGAGAGGAGATCTGGTAATGGATCTTATTATTAATGGTCATTTGATAGATGCTCCAATTATAGAGATATTAAATCAGGTAAAGCGTGAACTCACAAATGGTAAACTCAGAGATATTCAACCTAAAGGAGACGATATTTTAGTTACGTGTCCCCACCACAAAGGTGGACATGAAAATAATCCAAGCTGTGGAGTTTATGCTAGTAGACAGGGAGATGTTGAGTATGGTAGTTTTCATTGTTTTACTTGCAACTCAAGTGGCCCCTTATGGCATTTTATAGCAGAGTGTTTTGAGGAATCCGATAGCTTTGGGAAGGAATGGTTATTAGAGAGATTTGGAAATACTTTAATTCAGTCAGATTATGGTTTAATGCCTTCCATCGATCTTAATAAACCAAAAGAAGAAGTACTAGATGAATCTGTATTAGATCGTATGCAGAGCTATCATCCTTATCTTGCTTCTCGAGGTATAAGCGAAGACACTTGCAAGAGGTTTAATATTAAATATGATCCTTTAACAGATTGTGTAGTATTTCCATTATATGATAAATATGGTAAGTTGAAAAATCTTACTAGAAGAAGAGTATCAGATAAAAAATTTATTAATGATAAGGGAGCTGATAAATCCAATATATTTTTACTTTCAGAAGTTTTAAAAGAAGGGAGTAGAATTTGTGGGGTAGCAGAGAGTCAGTTTAATGCTTTATCAGCTTATCAGTGAGGGCTGCCTTGTGTGGCTTTATTAGGAGCAGGTACATCTGATAGTCAAATGGATGTATTAAATAGTACTCCTATTCGAACTTATATACTGCTTTACGATAACGATAAGGCAGGAAGGCACGGAGCAGAACGATTTAAGAAGCTAGTGCGCAAAGATGTGTTTGTAGTAGATATTTTATTACCAGAAGGTCGAGATGTAAATGATCTCAATCAGCAAGAGTTTTATGCTTTGCTAGACAGTTATGGTTTGAAATATATTGACATTATATAGGTCATCAAGTATACTAAAAGTGAAAGGAAAAAATTATTATGGCAAAAATTGATTTTAACAGTTACAATGATTATTCAAGTAGTAATAACTCCAACAATAATTTTGTTAGAGTTAACTTCTTTAGTTTAGCGGATGATGGAGATGAGGCTATCGTACGCTTTCCTTACTCTGATGTAAGTGAATTTGATTTAGATGCAGTACATACAATATCCACTCCAACAGCAAATGGTAAGAGAGCTTATAAGAAAGTATCTTGTTTACGTAATGCTCATGAACCTTTAGAGTTATGTCCATTCTGTGCTCGTGGAGGAGAAACTCAATCTAAAGTATCTCTGAGATTCTTCTGTAAGTTAATTCGTTACATCCAGGATCCAGAAACTGGCAAGATGATTGCACAGCCTTGTGTATGAGATCGTCCAGCAGCATTATCCAAGACTTTAAAGAGCTACATGGATGACTACGGTGATTTGCGAAATACTTTATTTAAAATAAAGAGACATGGAGCTAAGGGAGATCAGAATACAACTTA